GAGGTGGCGGCTCGCTTTAGTAAAGAAGTAGAGTGTCCAGAACACAAAGGTATTGAGACCTTTGGTTTTCATTATCATTTTCAAGACATACGATGAACGCAGCGAAGATCTATCCACTATGGTGGAATCCATGGGGTGATAGAGGACTAGACTTTGACAAGAAAGTAAGTATCTCTATTGACAATCTTGATCATGATAAGTCAGCAGACTATAAGATTTTATTTCTAGCAGAACCACTTGCTATTCTACCAACAGTAAGTGAGGGAGCATTACGATGTGCATATAAGTTTGATAAGATATACACCTTTTGTCAAAGTTTCATAGACAGATATCCACAGGCAGAATTATTTGAGTGGGGTAGTAGTTGGTTAGACTTCAAAGACTTGAAGATAAACAAGACAAACAACGTGTCGTTTGTCACAAGTAGCAAGAGTCAGAGTAAGGGTCATCAATTAAGAATAGACATATATGAATACTTGAATGAAGTTGACGTGTCAAATGGTTTGCAATACTATTCACACATGTCACCACCATTCCATGAAAGAAGGAATGATTTTTTTGAAAGTTCTAAGTTTCACATTGCTGTGGAGAACTCTCAACAAAAGAATTACTTTACTGAAAAAATAATAGATTGTTTTGCATCTAAAACTGTGCCCATATACTTTGGTTGTCCTAACATAGGTGACTGGTTTCACATGGATGGTATCATAACCTTCAATGATCTTGATGAGTTGAAAAAAATTGTCAGTAAACTTGACTCAGATTGTTATGATAAGAGAAGGAAAGCGATAGAGTATAACTATGAGGTTGCAAAAAAATTTCATAGTGATAATGATGTGGTGCCTAGACTTACACGTAAAATTATTGAAGACGTGAATAAGTGAAGATTTATTTTGATGGAGACTCTTGGACATATGGAGGAGAGCTTGATAAAAACTATAGAGAATCTCTCAGATATAGTAGATTGGTATCTGAAAAATTGGGTGCAGAAGAGTATAACTTTTCACAGTGTGGTATAAGTAATTATAGAATTGTCAGGAGGTTACTTCTTGATCATGATATATCTGAATACGATGTGGCAATAATACAAATGACATATCCAGAGAGAACTGAATACTATAATACAAAGTGGAAGTCTATTTCTATAGTTGATACTCCATTAGTTCATTACCATCTTCTACCACCATGGGAGAAGAAGAAGAAGTTTTTAGAAAAGAAAGGTATTGATCATAAATTTTGGACACATTATTACAAAGAAATTTACAGTGAACATTATGGATACACGTATGAGAAAATACATGCAATCACCATTCGTAGTCATTGTCAAGCAAACAATGTCCCAGTCATACTCATGACAAATAATAACTTATTTGCAGAAAACAAGAACTTTGATTTAGAATTAGAGAAACCAAAGTATCCCAAAACAAAAGGTGGACATCCTACTGAGGAGGGTCATAGAATTATTGCCCATGATTTATTGAGGTTATTATTATGAGAGTAAGTTACTGTGTTCCAACACATGATCATCCAAGATGTGAACAATATATGTTTGATATATTGTATCCACTATCACAACAAACGTTCAAAGATTTTGAATTGTGTGTGTCACATCAAGGTGATCAGACAAGAATACTCAGAGCACTAAATGACTACTGGGATATTCTAAACATTACATTTAACAGAGCAGAGGAGGGTAATATCTCTGTCAATACAAACAATGCTATGAAGATGGCAGAGGGGGAGATCATAAAATTATTGTACTCAGATGACTTCATTCTCACATCAAATCTTACAGAAGAACTTGACAAAGCATTCACACCAGAGGTATCATGGGCAGTAACAGGTTTTGCTCACACTATTGACAATGGTCAGACACATTACAACCCGAAGTTACCAGTTTACAACGACAGATTATTGGAGGGTGTCAACACTCTTAGTTCTCCTTCAATTCTTGCTGTTAGGAATGGTCTTGAAGAATACTTTGACGATAAGTTGGTCATGTTGATGGACTGTGACATGTATTACAGACTGTACAAAAATCATGGAGATCCAATTGTTCTAAAGGATATACATATATCAAATAGAGAACATAGGAATCAAACACAAAGGTCAAATGAACACCTCATACCTGAGGAGATTGATTACTTGAAGAACAAACATTTACTATGACTATAGGATTCAACCACCTAGGAAGACATGGAAGACTGGGAAATCAAATGTTCCAGTATGCAGGTTTACGAGGTATTGCTGCTCATCGTGGGTTTGATTTTCAAATACCATCAAGCAACTTCCAAGATGAGTGGAATGATCATCAATTATTTGAAGCATTCAAACTCAAAGGACTGACAAACATAGGTGTATGTCCAGGTCCTTATGTACAGGAAGCACATTTTCATTTTGACCAGAATTTATATGATAATATGCCAGACGGACATAATGTCTATGCATATTTGCAGAGCACAAAATATTTTGATATCATAGAAGATGAAATAAGAGATGACTCTCAGTTCAAGAATGACATCAGAATTCCATGTGAGGAGATGATCGAGACTGTTCAAGATCCTATTGCACTACACGTACGTCGTGGTGATTACATACAAAACTGTGACAACCATCCACCATGCCCCAAGGAGTATTATGACGCTGCACTGTCAAAGTTTGATAACAATCGTACAGTGGTTGTTTTTTCTGATGATCCTGAATGGTGTAATGCTGAGTTCCCTGATGACAGGTTCTATATCTCAGAAGGTGGTGACAATCTTACGGACTTGTGCATGATGAGTATGTGTTCTGATTTTATTATTGCTAACTCATCATTCAGTTGGTGGGGTTCATGGTTGAGTAAGAATCCTGATAAGATAATCATTGCACCTAAGAAGTGGTTTGGTTCAGGTTACACTAAGAACCATGATACATCTGACCTATACTGTGATAACTGGGAGTTGTTATGATCACACCTAAAGTTGTAAGGAGATACGACCTTACCAAAACTACATTCATAATCCCACTCAGAATTGAGACAGAGGATCGCATGAGAAATATCATAACAACATTGATATATCTCACACGTAATTTTGATACTAAAATTATTGTCAAAGAAGTCGATAAAGAATCTGTATATCTACGTGATGTACAACCACTATTAGAGCAAGCATTAGAACCAGAGATGATGAATTGCATCACTCATATTTTTGAGGAGAGTGATGAGTTTACATTTCATAGAACAAAGATACTCAATGATATGTTATGGATGGTGGACACACCAGTTGTAGCAAATTATGATAGTGATATTATTTTACCTTTAGAAACATACATCAATGCTACAAATATGATAGCAAAGGGGTGGGTGCATCCTGATGCAGAGGGATCTAAACCTGTGAAAGTAATATACCCATATGGATTAGGTGATTATCAATTCCAATGTCATGTTGGTGACAATGAAGTAACAAATTTTATAAACTCTGGATTCAATTTTGAATACTTCAATGGTCACATGAGACAGTGGGATGCTAAGTATGGTTTCTGTCAGTTTTTTGACACAGAGGAATATAAAAAGTTGGGTGGTGAGAATGAGAATTTTATAGCATATGGATATGAAGATGATGAAAGACATTTTAGATTCAATTTATTATCAAGTGTTGGTAGAATACATGAGTATGTTTATCACCTAGAACATGGTCGTACAAAAAACTCATGGTTTAATAATCCACACTGTGAAGATAATAAAAAGTTATGGGAGACATTGAAAGTAAAAGGTAAAGAATCTCTCACCAAATACTATCAGGAGATAGATTATATCAAAGAAAGAAATGGATAGAAATAAAGCAGTGCATAAGTTAGCAAGTTTCCCTCCTGTTCTGTGGATAAACCTTGATAGATTTCCTGATAGGAAAAAATATATGGAGGGACAGTTTGAGTACTGGGATATAAAGAATCATCATAGGATATCAGGTATTGATGGTGCAGAATATGAGTCTTACCTCAAGGGCACGGTGCCACCAAGTATGAATGATGGTGAGATAGCATGTGTTATGTCACACTTATCTGCACTCAAATATTTTATTGAAGAAACTGATCATGATGAGATGGTAATCATGGAGGACGATGTAGATTTATCACTTGCAAGTAATTGGAATTTTACTTGGAAAGATGTTAGACGTAGAGTCCCTGTCGCTTTTGATTGTTTACAATTGACAATTATAAATCCTAATGGTATAACTTTAAAACTACACCATAGATTTATCAATGACTTTTCTGCTGCTTGCTACCTTATTACTCGTCATCATGCAACTAAACTTCTCAAACTTCACCAAAGAAAAACGCAGTGGAAACTCGACCAGAACATCAGACCAAGAGCAGTCTCCGAAGACTTGATTCTTGACAGTGGAAAGTCATATGCTACACCACTATTCAATTACAGATTAGATATGGGTTCTGCAATACATGAAGAGCATATTGAAATCTTCCATAAAAATAGTAACCATGCACTCACAGATTTTTGGAGAGAGAATGGTGCTGATGTTAAGATAGAAGAGGTGATGCAATTAGACGAATATTGTGGTAGAATACCACCAGTAGTCTACATAAATCAAGGAAAGGAGGAAGCAAAACATGGTGCCTGAAGTTGTATTGGATAATGAGTTTAAACAACCAGAGTTCAAAGGGATGGTTGATCATGGTGCCATAGGTGTCTTTGATAATTTTGTCAAGTGGGAGTTCTGTGATTCTGTCATAGATTCTTTTGAGTTCTGGTATTCTAAAAAACATATAAAGAAAGAAAATGTTGAAGTCAAGGTGACATCTTTCAAGGGTAAAGAATTAACACTTGATCCTCTTAGTGAAGGTCAAAAACAATTCAATCAAAATACTTTATCAAGAAAAGATGAACAATTATATCTTGAGATTGCTGACCCTTCTCTTGCTATGGAAATCAATCAGGTTGTGGGTGCATGCTTTGAGATCTATGCAAAAAAATATAAAGGTATTTTAGACTCGTCTGATCCTGTTTCATCATGGACATGTAAAATACAGAAGACAAACTCTGGTGGTGGATATCATATATGGCATTCAGAGAATGGTAGTTTTCTGTATAGAGATAGAGTTGTGACATGGATGATATATCTCAATGACATACCACCTCAGAATGGTGGTGCGACTGACTTCTTTCATCAAGAAGTATCATTTCAACCAAAGAAAGGCACCGTAGTGTTGTGGCCAGCAGCATATACACATGTTCACAGAGGTGCTTTTCTTACAGGTAATATATCTAAGTACATAGCAACTGGTTGGTTCTCCCGTGAACCAGGTGATGTGACAAATAGAAAACTAGGAGAGTTAGCAGGTAAACTTGCACCAAAGGACGTATTGAATGGATGATATTTTATACATCAATAACTAATGGTTATGATAAGTTAGCACCACCACCAAAAGCGGATGCAAGGTTTGTTTGTTTCTATGATGGGCACAAACCAGAGACAGAAGGATGGGAGTATATTAAATTAGAGATAAATGAACCATGTCCAGTAAGAAAATCATATCACCCTAAACATTGTCCACATTTATATTTTGATAAAGATTCTGTCACTGTGTGGATAGATGCATGTTACCCTATATCTGATTACATTGTAGACCTGTCAAAAGATCTTTTTGAAGAGCATGATTTTGTTCTCCAAAAACATCCAGAAGAAAGAACACTCTTCAAAGAATTTCAAAAGTTATATGAGCATGGGTTCTCTACTAAAGAAGAGATTCTTGATATGTGTAGAGCAATAAAGGAGATTGGATATCCAATCAAATATTATAATCAAACAATCAACAGTCTTATTTGGAGAAGACTTACACCAGAGGTCAGTGATTGGTGTGATACATGGAGAGAGTGGTATGATGATGGTGTCAATAGAGATCAAGTATCAAGTTCTATTGCAGAGTATCTGACTGGTAAGAAATATAGATCACCTTTAGGGTTTAATATACATCGTGTGCCTATAAAATTAGAGATGAGAAATAGACAGAATAGAATCAAAGACTATGCTGATTCATATGTGTTGCAAGATAGACCTACGGCTAGTGATAGAATAAAATTTATAGATGATTTACGTGACATATTCTACGATAAGTCTGAGGTATTATTCTCTAGTAAATTATATGCAACTGTGAAGTACACACCTTTTGAAATGAATGATCATACAGAACCAAAGGACATGATAGTGTACACATGTATTACCAATGGTTACGATGAATTTGTATCAGGTAATTACTATCATCCTGATGTTAGATATGTTTGTTTCCATGATGGTACAGTGGACACAAGTGTGGAACCATGGGAGTATATAAAACTTGATGTAGATATAGATTGTCCAAGAAGGTTATCATTCTATCCAAAATCAAATCCACATCTATATTTCCCAGAAGGATCGCACACGATATGGATAGACGGATGCTACAGACATACACATAAGTTTATAGAGAGGAGTAAGATATGTTTCCCATTCACCATGCTCAGACATGCATCAAAATTCACATATTATGATGAGATGTTAGAAGGATTCACATGTGCATTTTTTAGTTACGATGATGCTATCAATCTCACAAAGAAACTGAAAGAGACAGGATATAATTTCAGAACATATGCAAGTCCTCTTGGTACTATAGTGTGGAGAACTTTGACACCAGAGATGACTAAGTTCAATGAGTCATGGTACAAGTGGTCGTTGGTTGGATGTAACAGAGATCAGATAGCATATGACATGGCACTCAAAGAATCAGGCATACAATTACCATCAGTTTTTGAACGTAGAGCAGACTCAGGTGTTCCACTTGGATATTATAATAAGTTTGGTAGAAAAGGTATGCATCCACAGAGAGGTGACATGAAACAATATCTTAGAAAAGATGAGTTGTTGCAAGAGATGTGTGAGATTACAGGTCTGAATCCTAAACTATATACTGAGTACCCAGATCATGAATTTTATATGGGTAAGTACAATATATTATGATTTATTACACTATAAACACCAACAATTACATTGAGGATCTACAAGCACCAGATTGGGTGACAGTGTTAGAGGATTTTGATGATGAAGATCCTGTAAGAGGAAGTAGGAGACAGAAAATATTATGTCCATTTGATGAACCAAGTGTTTATATAGATGCATCAAAAGTACATCTACTAAATGATAAATTCAGAGAATTGAGCGAGGAGATTATATCAAAGGGTGCATTCACTGTGATGGATCACCCTCACAAACACTCATATCTTGAAGAGTGTGCTGAGTATGTAAGTAAGGGGTGGGTGGATCCTGATGACATACTAAAGTTTAGTATAGATGTTGCAGATACAGAATTTAATTTTGAAGAATATTTTTCACCCCTTTGTACTATCATATGGAGACCACAGAATAATAAAGACTTCAACAATCTATGGTGGGATTGGTACAACAAAGGTGGAGTCAGAGATCAATTATCATTTTCAGTTGCACTGCAACTTAGTGGCATAGAACATGAATCAGTGTACTCAAGAGATATTATAAATCAGTTCTCTGATGCAAGTCCAGAGGGTGAGTGGTGGAACAATAAGTGTGGTGATTACGTGTATTACAAGGATGATGTAGACCTTATTGATTTTGTAGATTTACTTACCGAAATTACTGAACTTTTTGATTGGAAAAAGTATTTTAGATCAGGAAAACATCGCAAGACTGGTGAACCTTTCTATGGTGATGCAGGTGCATACTCATATTCTATTGATTGGGATGATCCTAAAAAAGATTCGATAGTAATTTATACTTGCATAACAAATTGGTATGATACTATACCAGATGATATGTACTACGATCCTATGGTAAATTATGTTTGCTTTACCGATGGAAAGGTAGAGAAGAAAGGAGATTGGGACTTCAGACCAATACCAGATTATGTTTATGATGAAGTAGATGGTGATCCAAGAAGGTTATCTGCATTTGCTAAGTTATGTCCACACAAATTATTTCCCGTAGGCACTAAAACTGTGTGGTTAGATGGATGTTATGTGCATACTAAAGAGTGGGTTGATAAGAGTAAAATTATACTGGAAAGAAATCCTTACTCTGGTATGGGTGGATGGGGAGCACTCACACACATGTTGCATCCTCATAGATTTACATTCCATAATGAAGTCATGGAAGGATTTGGTGCTAACTTCAATACTAAAGAACAGTTCCTTGAACTTGTTGATGCATTGAGTAAAATCGATTATGATTTCAAAAAATATTGCTCACCTGTTCTTACTTGTATATGGAGAACAATATCAGAGGAGATGTTTGAGTTCCATGATTTGTGGTGGAAATATTCTTTAATAGGATCTAATAGAGATCAGATATCATTTGATTGTGCAAAACAATTGACAGGTTTGAAGTGGGATACTATTCCTGATTGGAAGACCATTGGTATCGACCTCACATCACCTACAGCAAAGAGTGCTAGAAATAAAAGACATCCACAGGCAGGTCACTTTACGGAGAAAAATACTTACAGTGAGATTTTGAAAGAGTGTTACGATTTACTGAAAGAGATAAGACCAATCACAGGTATAGAGGATGAGCATCAGATATGGCAAGTGGAATGGAATGAGGTCAAAGATCCAGACACATGGTACTATAAAAAGCATCATAGACAAGATGGATATACTTACAAAGAGAATGAAATGGGTTGGGTGCCACAAGGTGAGTGGTGGTATGATCCAACTACAATCAAGACTACCCATGGTAAGTATTCAATACAAGATAAGGTAAAGATACTCAAAGACTTGAATGGATTCTCAGTAGGTAATGAAAGTTCAAACAAAACTAATTCTTTTTGGGTAAGGAGATTGAAAAGATCTCTTGGTCTTATAGACTTACCACAAGAATTACATGATATGCACGTTTGGAATTGGGGTCTGTCTTTCAGAGAGTATGTGAAAAAGAATGTACTCACTCCACAGTTACCTAAAACGTGAAGGCACTTATTACTTTTGGATGTAGTTGGACTAAAGGTATAGGTTCTTGGTATGATAATGATATTACATTTGATGAGTTTGATAATATCAAACTTGCCATCCACAATCGAGAGGATGATGAAAACTTTTGTCATTCTTTTAGGAAGATATTATCAAAAAGACATGGATATGAAAATATAAATTTTGCAACTGGTGGATCAGCAAATAATAGACAGATAAGATTTGCAGAGGAGTACTTCAACACAGATGATTATAAAAAATATGATGAGGTCATAGTTCTGTGGGGTATTACTTCCACAGCAAGGATAGAATTATGGGAGATACTAAAAGAAAAATATTCAAATTTTTTCTTTACAAGTAAAAGATATGAAGTTGGAAAAATAATGATAAAAGAACACTACAATCATGATGTCGAAGTGAAAAGATTATCAACACAAATAAAACACTGGGATAAGTATTTTGAAATGATTGGTGTAAAAAATTATTGGTTTGATACATTCAATCACCATGATTACGAATACAATAGTTCCAACATGATCATGGGAAGTGAAATGAATAGAGACTTGATGAGTAAATTATGTAAAGATCAAGGATTTTTATTTGATAAAGATGATTATCACCATTCTAATTGGAGAAGAGACAGTGATAGAATAAAATTTTTATTGAAAAATAATTTAGTCAACCCTTATTCTCTTCACCCTAATAAAAAAGCAAGTTTGATGCTCGCAGATATTTTAGATAAGCAGATCTTATGGTAGTCATTACTTTTACTCATGGTCTATTGAGTAATTGTACTCATATGTTGACATACTTTGTTACGATATGCTAAGATAAATAAACTTACGCACTGCTCTCAAACCGAGACCTATAGGCAGTATAATACTTCGTCTCTCATATCCTGTAGCGAGGGGTTACAGGAAATAAGTTTCGCATCTACCCTTGGTGCCCTACTTAAAAACGT